AAAAAGATTTTCACAAATTCGAAAGAAGAAATAAAAAAGAATCGAAATTTAGTTTAAATTAATTCAATTTTTACATAAAACTAATACAAAATTTGAAAACAAAAGATTTCAAATTTTGGGAGATTAAAACACACTTTGACATTTGCAACAAATATGTAATACATTGGGTTTAAAAGGGCTTGCCCTTTTACATAGTGATAAATCCACTCTCGACGTTTACGGTTAATTCTTGGTAGTATTCGGTAAAGATAAGGATATCTATCGACTGATTGGTGTTATTGGTAAAAGATAAGTTAACATTGCGAGGAGTCAAACTATCAGAGATATTGCCACGAGCACAATCAATGTAATACACTCTTGGCGAGCCCTGTTCCCACGCGTATTGAGAGATGAGACCGCACGACAGACCAAGGTCGGACGCTCCAATCTTTTCATAAATAGAAAACTGTTCTAAGAAGTTCTCGAAGGTATATGCCAAGTTGTTATTTTGCAACACATTCTGACCGCCGATGGAGACCTGAAGATTTGTTAAACTCAAAGGCCCGTTTTGGTTGGGAGCCATATCGAACGGACTAAGCAAAGGGGCAATACCCGCACCCGTAATAGCATTCGTAATCGTGAGTAATCCAGCAGTTGATGCCGACAAGAAGGGCATAATCATTACACCCTTAATTTTGGAAACACCAGACTGAACCAGAGCAGAGAAAGCAGACCCCGTAGTAATACCAGAGAACTGATTTGAGAGAATGGTCGTGTAGCACACACGTTTAGCCCGATTCTCAGACACGTAAGAAATCGCCTTTTCAGGTTTCAAAACAACCATTGGGTAATAGATTCTACACGATGGCATAGGGTTAGTAGCACCAGAAAGACCCAGATTTACCCCAAACATTGTGGTTTGTGTTGCTTTGGCAATAAACAAACCGGATACAATGCCCACAGTTGTAGCGGGCGGGGCAGTAGTAAGAGATGATACAACAAGAGGGCACCCGTTCGTGAAGGTAGAGAATGAAGAAGAAGCAACCAAAGAACCCGGCGTTCCTACAACAGTCCCGACACCAATAGCACCAGTATTCAAATACAATCTAAGAACACCATCGAAACGCTTCATCAGAGGGAAGTTTTTCATCGAGTCAAAAATATCCTTGAGACGGATGATGCCGACATCATACCAGACCATATAATTGCCTATTAATTGAAAAGTTGGTTTGAACTCACTGGCGAGTCGGTCTGCTGATATAATAGAACCCCCACCGTTTTGTGCGACTCCATAAAGGTTAGACATACCAGCGACCGAGGTGGTATCCACGCAACGATTGAGGCGAGAATATAGACCTTTGTTGTAAGCACCAACGTTTTGGATTCCTAAAGCACCCTGATCTCCACTATTAGAATTACCAGAGGTAGCAAAGGGAGCACAATTCGATAAACCATTTCCACCAATCGGCCCAGTTCCGGCGGGGAAAGCACCTGCAGCAGAAGCAGATGCGAGGTTATTGAACTTGATTGCGTTAGGCGTATCGAGCGAAGTTCCCATACCCAGAGAGATGCCGAAACTTGCTAAATCATCCTGAGACATTTGGGACAAAACTTTAACTGTGGTATACACGTTCAAATTGGGTTGATATTGCTCTACAGTCTTGCCATTAACCTGAAGGTCAGCAGACTGGAGAATATTCCAATATCCGGACTTCAAACCAAGGCGAGGCCAGTTAAGACCACCTGCAGCGGGAGCGACCAAAGCACCCGTCGAGACGTCAGAAGTGAATGCCTGAACGTATACTAGGGGAACGGTAAGGAAACAATCCGACGTTCCAATAAACCCCTGCGAATTGAAAATACTGGACATATCGAATTGCACTAAAGATAGCCCGTTATTAGAATAAACACCCTGATTAATGTCATTGATAAAAGAGTAATTTTTTGAAACATAAGGGGTTTCGAGTTCGGCACCTTGGGGTTCGGTTGATTTCATAAACTCATAGTTGTCGGTCATTTTATAATGTATATTAAGAAAATAAAATTTGAATATACCTTATTGTTGCTTAATCAAAATCTGTAATATATTCAAAGTTTTGAGACATTCCTTAATGAATATGTAATAGGTAAATAATTCACGATTGTGTTCGATGTCGGCACTATTGTCTATAGTTGGTTCAATACATTCAACTTTTAAAATATCAAGGCATTTGTTTAACTGAGTGATGTCGAATATTCTAAGTTCCATTTTTTCGGGTTCGGGTTCGGTTTCTGTCATTTTCTTATATAAAAGAAGAGAAAAAACATTATTCGACTATGTCGACCTAAAAGGGGCACGCCCCTTTTGAACCCAACTACGTTCTGTTTGGATACAAGGGGTTTTAAAGGGGCGAAGACCCTTTATTTTGTTAGATTGAAGCATTTTGCTAAACTTTTGGAAGGAGCGGAGCGACTGGTAAAAGTTTATAGGTATCTCTGTAAAATACCATCATTGAAATCTTGGTTTTTGCTAAAGACATTAACAAAGTCTTTGAATGCTAAATAGTCTCCGACCACATTATGTTTCTCAACAAAATTAATACAGGCAATACAATACCAACCACATGCGGAACTTGTTAAATCTTGTATCTGTTTGTCATTGTATATGTAGGGCTTAATTTTTTCCTCTACAAATTTAGGGGCAACAAAGTTGAATGAGTCGAAATATAGGTTTGCCTTTTCGTCTGTAATCTTGAAACAAGTCCAGTGCGTTCCATTACCTTCATCGTGATTTTCGAGATTGATAATATACCAACCCTTAAGCAGTGTCGGAGGAAGTAAGTCTTTTGAAAAAATACCATTGAAATTAGTTATACCATATTGCTTAACAAGTTGCTCTAAGTCCTTGCTACTTAACACATTCATCCTTTTTAGAAAAAGGGGAGAAAAAAACATTTATTATCTACTTTGTTAGATTTGTTAGATAATTGATATAACAAATCAACCTTTGAAAAGGTTGAACCAAACAGAACATAGTTTTTGGCTACACCTTTCCCAAAGGTGTATTTTTGGCTACACCTTTCCCAAAGGTGTATTACATCTTAAAACTCAATGGTTTCAATTTACGCTTAACAAGTCCCGCACCTACATCAACAATATCCTTTTTAACATAAGCACCATAACCAGCATTACCGGCACCCATTTTCGAAACCATTTTAGGGCTTGACATTGAAACAACTCTATGACCCATATTTTTAAATCGACCAGTTCCTAAAACCATACACTTCATTATAAACTACATAGAGAAATTAAACTTTTCCAATTTTCAATAATAATGTAATTAATACATTCGAATCCAAAATAGGAATGCTATTAAGATTTTGGTCTTGGAATGTAATCGTAAAACTTGAATATCGACCCGATTTGATTTTTACCCACTTCTCGAAGGTTGGTTCATAGTTTAAGTTCGAACCAAAAGCAGTATTAATCTGGAATGAGTCCAAAATGTCCGTTGGACTGACAACACTATTTGAGACCAAATTACACCTGACAATAAGTGAATTGACAATAGAACCCTGAGGCACAAGTGTAGATAATACCGAATAATTTGTTGCTTGGATAGCAGGAGGATAAAAACCTGTAGCGAATCCTATAATTGTCCCAAAATTAGAAGTTGATAATATTTGTAATTGGGGAGTAGAAGCAACAGCGGGAAATACTAAACCCGCTGGATTAGTGAAACCAGCAGGTAAGGCAATGGGGACAGCAAAAGACAAAAATTGAACGGAATAGGTAGAAACATTATATACTAAAGAAAGGTAATACACATTTTGGCCTGTTGAATCGACTAAATACAAACCTTGATTAACTAAGAACCCCTGTAAAAACTGGTTCAATGTATCAACAGAGTAATAACCATTTGGCAAAACAATGTTATAGGTTGAAGTCACTGCTTCAGTAAAAGTAATGTTAAAAGTGGTATTATTGTAATATTGTTGTTGGACGTTGAACCACGAATATGGGATAGTAATACCTGAAACACATAATTCAGACCCATCAGGGACAACAAATGCACCATTTAAAAAATTATACTGAAATATATTAACCTGATTCGTTGTGTTGGATGAGTTAAGTATGAGTGTATTTGACATTTTATATATTGTGAGAATATAAAATATTACAACATTGCTAAATCTTTGGAACTTGGCGAAGGGGGATGTGAAAGAACAAACTCGGTCTCTTTTGTTTCGGCATCAATATCACGAATAATTTTGATTCTTCCACCACATAACTGGCATTCTTTACATTTACTCTTGAAGCACAGCGATGCCAATTTAATAATCATAGCGGAAGCAGTGGCGATAAAGGCAACCCAAAATGTTTCTGATAGCATATAATACATATAGAAAAGGTATTTTGCTCCACTTTGTTAAAGTGGAATATAACCCAATTTAGTGGCACAAAACTGGATAACATACTCATCACTTGTGCCCCACGCCGAATATTCTTCGCCAACTAATTCGATGTAGTTTGTGGCAACAAGTTTGTCCTCAATGTTGTAGGATGAGACAATAAATGTAGCGGATGTATTTAGGATAAGGGCACAGTTTTGAACTTCGAATCGAACAACAATGTTTGAGGTAATTTTATCAAAGGGAACAATAGCAGACATTTTAATATAGGTGGGGATAAAAATTAAACTTTTATAAAATAAACTTTTATAAAAAGTTTATCAAAATTGCTAAAGATTTGGCTATACCTTTCCCAAAGGTATATTTGGTTTCCCTACGCTATTCTTGTAAGTGTAAAGAATGAATTCAATGCGTCAGATGTAGGGGCGATAGTTGCGTATGTCAATACAACAGGTAAATAATATATCTGCGAAACAGTATTCTGGAACACTCTAGTATAATTGCCTGTCATAGTCCCAGCGAGTGCGGGATGTGCGTATAATGTTAACATTTGTAATGCCCCAGTTCCGCCTGTAAAAGCACCTGTTGCGGTTGATAAACCAACAGAGAAGAAACTTATTGTGCCAGCGGTAGCAACCGCAGTTGTAAAGTTAATGCTAAACTGGACGATAAACGTGCCGACTGGTATGGTAAGACCAGCAGTTAAGAAATTGTAAAAGGTTCCTGATACCATAACAGCGTTTGCCTTAGTTCCAAATGTTGAAGTAGATGTTGCTAACGAGCACCCAACCAATTCACTTATTGCTGTGTCATAAAACATAGAGACCAAATTTGTCTTATTACCAATACCACCAACAGCAGACCGAACTGGGTTAACAAACAACCCAGCTTGATTAGGATTGAGAGCAACACCCGATGCGTTTAAACATATTGACCCCGCTGTTTGAGATGCAACACCCGCATTATTACCAATAGCAATAGCATTCGCACCTTGTCCGCTTGTAGTTCCTTGACCCGCATTTGTTCCAATAGCAACAGCACCCGCCGATTGATTAGATTGACCCGCAACAAAACCAATAGCAACAGCACCCGTTGCTTGACTTGTTTGACCCGCTGCTGCCCCAATAGCAACCGCACCCGCTAATTGTCCCGAATTTCCAGCATTAAATCCAACACCGATACAATTTGTCGCTTGGTTATTATTTCCAGCATTTGTTCCAATTGCTACTGATTGAGTTGCTTGGGTTGTTTGTCCCGACCCTGAACCAACAGCAACTGATAATGTAGATTGAGTAGTAATACCAGCATTATTACCAATCGCCACCGAATTAATACCTTGGGTTGTTTGTCCCGCAGAACTTCCAATCGCAACAGCACCCGACCTTTGTTGATTATTTCCAGCATTAACACCAACCGCAACGCAATTAGTCGCTTGATTTGTTGTTCCCGCCCCAGCACCTACTGCGACAGCCGAACTGCTTTGTGTATTCTGTCCTGCAGATATACCTATAGCGACCGCATTCGTCCCCTGAGTTGTTTGCCCTGCTTGAATACCAACAGCGACTGCAGAAGCACTTTGTGTGTTATTTCCAGCTAATTGACCTATCGCAACACATCCTGTCGCCTGTGTAGTTTGGCCTGAACCATTCCCAATAGCAACCGAATTAGATCCTTGAAAATCTCCAACTGTCGCACTTCCAGCACCCGCATTAATACCAATTGATACAGATGAAGCACCCTGATTAAATCGTCCCGCATTATTTCCAACCGCTACGGAATTATTACCCTGAATTGTTGCAGCACATAAAAGACCAATTGCAACAGAACCACTACCCTGAGTAGTTTGTGCTGTATTAACACCGATAGCAACAGAATTTGCTAATTGTCCTGAATTTCCTGCACCTGAACCAACTGCAACAGATGAAGCCCCTTGATTTGTTTGACCTGCTAAAAAACCTACAGAAGTAGCATTTACGCCTTGGGTAATATTTCCAGCATTATTACCAACTGCCACGCCATTCGCAGATTGGGTAGTTGTTCCGGCACCATTACCAACTGCTACTGCATCAACCCCTTGGGTAGTTTGACCTGCCGAATTCCCTATTGCTATCGACCGAGCACCTTGGAAATCAGTTCCCAAACTACCAGCTCCGGCATTTGAGCCTATTGCTACTGCGTTTGTCCCTTGTGAAAAATTACCAGCATTAAAACCTAAACTTACAGATGTTGCCCCCTGTGATGTGCATCCTGCTAAATTACCAATTGCTACCGATGAATTTAATTGATTTGTTTGAGCGGTAGAATTTCCAATTGCAACCGAATTTTGTCCCTGTGTTGTTTGACCCGCACCTGTTCCAATAGCAACCGCACCAATGCTTTGATTTGATGAACCTGCCCCATTACCGACAGCAATTGCGTTTGAAAGTTGGGCGGTTTGCCCCGAAGTCAATCCAATCGCAATACTCTGATTCCCCTGACTAGTATTGCCCGCCTGTTGTCCCAGTGCTATACAGTTCGATCCCTGACTCAATACACCGCAGTTAAATCCTTCGGCGATTGAAAACTGACCCTGAGAGTTATACCCCGCATTATATCCCAGTGCGATAGTATAACTGTTTTGATTTGTTTGCCCCGCATTCGTCCCGATAGCAATCGCACTAATATTCGAATTTATGCCGGCTGATGAACCCATAACAATCTGTCCGCCAACTGCACCGACGCTATCAAACGGGTGAATCTTGATTCTAGAACTATAAGCACCATCATTACAAGTGATAATGTTGCCACCTGCTAAATTAATAACAGTAGTTGCAGCAAGAATTAACCCACCCGAGAATGAGGTCGATGATGCTACAGAGGTCGCAATGCCGATACGTCTCAAATAGGTGGCATTAGCAAACGCTAAGGTAATGGTGTCAGTATTCGACATGAAAAAAGCTTCATTGAAATTGATGGTCGAAAACCAAGGAGATGGAGGAACGGAAGAAGTCATATAATATATAGGGGGGATAAAAATCCCCCCTTTCCTTTTATTTTCTTCTAAACTTAATATATATGTCAAAAATACAAGCAATTAAGGGGGGTGGGGGGGGGATCTCCCCCCCAGATAAGTTGATTAACTTCTATGAGAAAATGGGTAAGGATATCAAAAATGATACAAAACGGGACAAGCACTATAATCAGCATTTTATCGAGCCGTGTAGTATGATGCTTGCCATTGGTGGGACTGGGTCGGGGAAATCATTGGGATTACTCAATTTATTACAACGTAAAAATGATGCCTTTTGTCGGATTGTTGTATTTAGCGGTTCATCGACGGACGAACCCGCATACAATTTGATAAGGCAGAAGATACCCGATGCCGAATTTTATGAAGACATAAATGAATTACCAGCATTGAATGATGATGATGATACAGAACACGAAAAATTGATAGTATTCGATGATTTTATTAATATGAAGAAAAAGGATTTTCAAAAGATAAAAGACTACCTAATATCGGGTAGAAAGAAGAAATGGACGGTATATTTAAATGCCCAAAATTATACCGATGTTCCCAAAACAATAACAAGGAATATACACTATTTCTTGATATTCAAACAAAATGACAATGCCACCATTAACAACATGCTGAAGAATCACAACGTGGATAATGTAGATAAAGATATTTTTAAATCAATGTATCGAGAAGCAACGAATGAAAAGCCTAACTTTTTGATGGTCGATATCAAGGGCGGGAGTTTACGCAAAAATTTCACAGAATTTTATAAACCGATGCGTTAGGGGGCAATTTTGCCCCCTATGACCCCCAACTACGTTCTGTTTGGTTCAACCTTTTCAAAGGTTGATTTGGTTCCCTGCTACCAAAGTAATGAATTTGCGTAATAACTTTTTGAACCTAAGTATTTATCACCGAGTTTTTTTGATTCCTGACCGTGCCTAATGTGATATAATCGTCGCCTTTCATTTGCGTATCCCTTTGGAACTAATCCATTTTTTTCATCCTCGAGATATTGGCTAAAATCTTTATATCCAGTTGCCCCGATGCTTGTGATATAGTTCTTGTTCCAATCGAATACGTCGAGCTTCTTGCTTGGGTTTGTAGATGGCTTAACCTTAACGCCAAGTTGTAATGCCCGCTGAAGAGTATAGGGTTTAATTTGATACATATATATAGGGGGGATAAAAATCCCCCCTTACCCCCCGAATTAATTCAACCTTTTCAAAGGTTGAATAAAGGGTCTTCGCCCCTTTAGAACCCAACTACGTTCTGTTTGGCTCAACCTTTGAAAAGGTTGATTTTTGGAAACACCTTTCCCAAAGGTGTTATTTATCAAAAAATATTAAATAATGTTTTGCTAAACTTTTATAAAATAATTATCTAAGTATTATATATAATGTCTGAACTCGAGCAAGCCCGTAAGATGTCGCAATATGAACTCGAATTACAATTAGATCGAATGACCCAACGGGCGTTTCCAAACACTCTGCAAAGAGCACCTCGAAAACCGTTGACCGTAGTTGATGCCGAGATAATTAAGGAATACCAGAAGCAGTTTAATGAGCCAGTTAAGGAGTATGAAATGGAAATTGACCCCGAAACAGGAGAGGAAAGAATTGCGACCGAGTTGGACGGAAGTCTTAAATTTAAAGTCTATGCTAAAAAATATAGAGTTGTTCCCCCACCCGAGTTGGATGTAGTTGAAGACCGATTAATCAACATACCAAAAGATGAGGAATTAGCAACGCTTGAACTAGAATTAGTAAATGTTAAAGAATTCATTAAGGGTGCTAATCAAGCAATCAGAAAATTGCAACAAGAGCGTAAAGATGTGTTAAAAGCAATTGATGAATTACCGACACCAAAAAAACAGATGAAAGGTGAATATAGGTCGGGCATTTTTGTTTATCGTGCTAACCCAGATTATGCGGAAGAAGTTCAAGACTATAACAGAGAAAAGGCAAGATTAACACGTAAAATAGATGAGATTGTTATTGAATTAGTCGAAAGTAGTGAAGGATTAAAAGATGCTAGAGACCATTACGATAAAATTAATTTAATAGGCCAAAGGATTAAAACAGACGAATTATTAAACAACGCACAGATTGCCATAAGTAAAAAAATAAACACTGAACGGATACAAGCATATCAAGACAATTTAAATAGACTGAATCAGGGAGCATTTCAGCAGGTTCAAATGCCGGATGAAACAGAAGATGATTATGTTAATAGACTACAGGCAAACGCATCGGAGGAGGTTATTAATGAATCAAAATTCGAGGCAACTATGGATATTAAGAGAAGATTTAAAGAAGCATTAAAACAGCTTGTTAGAAGTGATTCTATTATTGAATCTGTAGCCAATAAAATACCAGATGAAGAGCTTGGAATCAAAAGCGAAATTCTAAAACGGTTTCCTTTATTCAAGAAGAAATTTGTAGAATTGTATGGTATAAATAATAAATCGGTTGTGATTCAAGATATTAGCAATTTCATCGATGCTTTTATGAAGTCATTGGAAGGCGATAATATGCTTCTTGATTATTTAAGAATAGTCCCGACAGTAGAAGCAAAACCGCAAGGAATGGAATCGCAACTAATTGAATCACGACAAGATACAGGACTAACAGCCTTACAATTAGCAGAACAAGATAAAAAAAAGGTGTATGTTATCGAAAACCCTTCCAATGGGCGAAGGGTGTATTTTAGAGTTGCGATTTACATTAATCCTGAAGATGAGGATATGAGCGAAGTGCATCTAATTTGGTCTTTTACTGGCAAACGAGACAGTTATCGGGAATTTATTCCATCTGATGATGACCTAAGTCAGGCCGATATAATACTGGGTAGACCGAACAGTTTTGAAGAAATCAAAACCGCCATCAAAATGAATAAGGGGTTTATTGTTAGCCAATTCAATAGACAGCCATAT